TCTGTTCTAGCTATCAATCTTGCTCTATTACGAAAAATATTAGAAAACTTTTCTTGTATGCCCCTTGCAATAATTGGTATTGCTAAATCTTCTGCTCTTAGCTTTTGTATTTCTTTCTGAATGGCATTGGCTTGTCTTTGAGCAATACCTGTCAATATAAGTGTTTTGGTTCTGAAATATTCATTGACCATAATTTCAATATCCATATTTCTACCAAAAACCATAGCATCATCTTTTCTAAACCGTTCATAAAACCCTTCATTAGATTGAAACATTGCTAGAAAAACTCTTCTGTAAAATGAAAGTAACACGGGTTCTAACTCTTCAAGCAGTCTATTACTTGCCACCTCTGATTGATAGACACCTGTCTCGGTGTAGAGAAATAATGTTGTATTAAGAAATCTTCTAAATACTGTATTCAATCTTTTAAAAATAAAAGACTCGTATCTTTTACGAAAATTAGTTTGTCGCCTTATCTCTTGTGCAACAGAAACCCTACCTCTACGAAAGGTATAGAGTTCTTTATTTTGAAGAGAGAGGGTGTCCTTTGGGGAATAAATCTTGGTCATGTTTACCACCTTGGAATCTTCCTGTTCTAAGTGCCGCTAAAAAAGAATTGACCCTTGCATATGCCCACTGATCTGGACCTGATACTCTTGGTCTGACACTGCCGGGGTTTGTGTTATAAGCACCAACACCTCTACGGAAAACTGCTTCCAACATTCTTACCGTTGCTCTTTTTTTAGGATTATCACCATATTTTTCATTATGTTTATCTACTTTATTTTTCAAACCTTCTTTCACTTTTGCAGAAACTTGTTTGAAATCTTCTACTATTTCTATGTGTTCATCTGTATCTAACGGTTCTATCTCCTCTAATACTAATTCTTTTGGTTCTTTACGACCTTCTAATTTTTTTGTTAGTTCAAGAATCACATCTTTCATGCCTTGTTGTCCTAACTTGGGATTTATAACTCCCCACTTAATTAACGCTACCACTCCTGCAACATTAGACATATTTGGTTCTTTGCCACCAACAAATTGGTTGCCATCTACCACACTATGTCTTGCCGCCCATGCTTCACGTTCCTTTATCCATTTAATTACAGCAGGGGATTCTGAACCTTCTCTGGCTCTGCCCCACAACATGAATGCTTCGTTGCCTCTAATATTGCCACCTGCTGTCCATATCTTTTTTCCCACTCCTACTTCTTTCAAGTTTTTTGCAAAACGATAATCAAACTGTGGATATTCAGAATTACGTAAAGACACTTTTTTATCATCACCTTTGTTGGGAAAGTTTGTAACTTCGTCTTTAGAATCTTCTAAAAAAACTTCTTCATCAAGCCAATCTTCTTGTGAATAATCCTCATATTCTTTTTCATCTTCTTCTTCTATAGGATTTTCAGGTTCTTCTACAATAGGCGACCCTATAGGCATCAATGCCGCATTAATATATATTTCATCTCCTCCATCTACAGGACTAAGACCTATTATTTCTCTTGCTTCATTTCTAGTCATAATCCCTGTGTTAACAGCAGAAGTAACGTTTTCATAAGTCTGTCGCTTTTTTTCAGCAAGTGCAGGAATGCCATCAAAGTCATAACAGAATTCTAAATCTTCAGAAAACATTGGTACTAACCATTCATTTAAATCTGATTGTATTAATTTAAGATGCGGTATGATTGTTTCCTCATATAGAGCAAGTCTAGCTTCTGCAACATTTGAATAAGTTTGATTGTCAGGAACACCAACCAATTGACTTGGTACACCGAAACACAAAGCAATATCAGTAGCACTCATGTGTTTTAAATTTATGAAATCCATATCTTTGGGACTTAAACCCATTTCTTTCCAATCAAAATCACCCTCTAACAACATAGGTCTCCCTGCATTTTCTGAACCTACAAATCTATTATTTAAATCAGTAAGCAATTGTTGTCTTTGTGATTCAGTAAGATTGACAGTAAAACCTTGGTCATCTTTTGGTTTGAAAACAACCGCACCAGAAGGTCTTGCCCCATTGTTTAGTAGATTTATATTGTGTTGAGAACTAAGATTGTGTTGATCCACTTCTTCTGCGGCCGCTTGTAAAGGTGAGCAACCATAGTAATCATCTAAAGGATTCCAAAGTCTTATATGTTTCAAATCTGAATTACCTGTATCTGGGTCTATATCAAAAACATTTTGTACTTTTCCATTTATTGTATATTCATATCTATCAGGGATAGGTTTACCGCCACCCTTGATTTGGATACGGTCAGGTCTTAGTAAGTGCAATTCTCTTGGTGACCCTATATCACTTCCTACTTTTAAAATATAAGCATTACCACTAAGTAATAAAAAGCCAAACAAACTGTTGAAGAATTCTGTATTTGACTGCAAAGGGTTGGGTCTATCTAATAAATCAATCAAGGGGTGATTTTCAACAACATTCTCACCACTTTTCAGCATATAACTTACTGAACCTGCACCCTTGCTTATTTCATTGACACAGCGGTACACAATTGCATTTTTGAGATAACCTTCTTTAGCAAGGTCTTGATATTTATAATTTTTTGCATTACCTGAACCCACTCCAAAATAGCCCACCATATTCTGTGCTTGTTTGGTTTCTTTACGTTCAGTTCTTAAAAAAACATTTCTTATATCATCAATCAATGCCATTTAACTTATCCTCCAATCTACAGTGCCTTTAGACTTGTTCAATTCGGTCATACCCCAAACTAATGCATCTAGTCTATCAGGACTTGGTCTTAGTTGTCCTGTATATGTACACATTTGTGATTCTAGTTCTGGAAACACTCCCATATGATGTACTCGTCTTTGTTCGTACAAGGAAGCAATTGGCTCTGCTCTAACAAGTTTCCCTCTGGTAGCTTGTACACTTCTATAAGCTATATTAACATCAAAGTTACGTAAAAGTCTCTCTACTAAATCGCCACCATTATTTGTTTCTGCAACTATCTTATCTGCATCCCAATCATAAAATAAGTTGATAGACTTTCTTGCCCATTGATCAGGTGTCATTTTGCCTGATGCATCTTCTAAAACATAAAACTGATTATTGTTATCCTTTCCTACAACTACTATTCCCGTTTCATCAGAATTAGCATTGTTGGTAACAGCAGGGTCAATTGCTACAACTATATTAGTTAATTCTTTTTCGTCATTCTGTGGTAATCGTGCTTCATCTATCAATTTTAGATTCCATAATGCACCTTCTACATCATCAACAATTTCTGCATGAAGTTCTTGCCTTCCAAGTGTTGTGCCTTCATATCTTTCTCGCATCATCTCTAGAGCAGATTCAGCCAAGTTTTTTTCGTTTTCAAATGTTGAACCTTTAGTTATGAAAACATCATCTCTACCGACTAATTGTTTGATAAGCGGTATTGGTTTTGGTGTTGTAGTAATAACAGCTTGAGGGTTGTCTCCCAAACGCAAACCAAACATTAATTGGTCAAATGCTTCTGGGTACTGCCATGATGCAACTTCATCACACCAAGCTCTATGAAATTGTGGACCACGTAATCTTTCAGGATTCACTGCCGCATATCCAACAATTTTTGAACCGTTGAATAATCTTATTTCAGATAAACTTGATGCATAACCATTAGTTCCATAATTTAATTTGTAACAGTCTTTTGGAATTATATTTAATAAGCCACTGGGTCCACCAAAACAAACTCTACGCAAATCCCCGAAAGTAGGAGCAACGACAGCACAAATGGAGTTTGGATTCCTTAGTGCATAAAGAGCAATATCTTGTGCCCCTGTTCTGGTCTTGCCCCACCCACGACCTGCAAGTATCAACCAGATAAAATGTTCTACTGTTGGTGCTAGTTGTTTAGGTCTAGCTTGTTTTAACCATTCAGTGTACAGCTGAATCGTCTGCTTCTCTGCGTTGGTTTGCAACCTCGTCAAGCAGTTCCATAGCTTCTCTGAATGCGTCGGTGTCTGAGATTTCGGCATTTAGTTTCATATTTTCTGTGCTTTCACCCAGTGCAAGTTTGCCTAGTTTTTGAGCAGTCAGAGCTGAGTTTGATAATTGAGAAATTTGTATTGGTGTAAGGGTGTCTTTGAGATTGCCGTTCTGTCTATTTTGTTGATTCATTTGCAGTGTCATGCCCACTTCATTCAATAATATTTTTGCTAACCCTAAAGCATTGCTATCAAACTTTTTAGATTCTTGTATCAATTCTTTGGTACGGATATTGTCAAGCTTTTGTAAATACTCTTCATGGAATCTTTCTTGTTGAGACTTCCAGTTTTCTTTTTTAGACCATCGGTACAAAGTTGCACGGGCTATATTGTTTTCTGTAGCAAGGGAATCAAGGGTTTGATACCTACGTTCAGAAGTACCTTCATCAATACCCTGTACATACTGTATTCGTATTTTTTCTGCTAGTTCTTTGGTAAGTTTCTTTTGTTTAGCCACTTTTTTTTATCACTTAATCTCAGTTAATCTCAACATCATACTTTGTTGTTCTGTAAAAATAAATACAAAATGTACCTATATAGGGGTTGCAATAATAACCCAGTTGTGTATAATCATAGTGTTGATAAAAAAAAACGAGGTTGATACATGAAATTTGAATTTGAAAGAACATTTGGGGTGGAGATAGAACTCCTTAGTAGGTTATCCATAGAAACACTTACCAGTGTTTTCAACGATAAACTTAATGAACACGGTATTGAATTCCGACAAGCTTCTTGGAATGACCGTTCAAACCAGTGGAGAATAAAAACAGATTCTAGTTTGAATTCTACTAGAGCATATGACGGTTTAGAAATCGTTACTCCCATATTGAAAGGACAAGAAGGATTCAATCAACTACACAAGCTTCTCTTAACTATTCAAGAGATCAACCGTAATGCGGATAGATTAGGAGAAGCACCAGTATTCTTTATGAATCAAAGTTGTGGTTTACACGTTCATTGGGGTGTTTCTGATTGGAGAATCAAACACTTTAGAAACTTGTTCAAAAGATATTGCAAGTTTGAAAGTTCTATAGATTCTATTATGCCACCTAGCAGAAGACGTAGTCACAATACTTACTGTGAATCTTTGCTAGATAAAATTTTTCCTACTGCAAGATATGAAGATGGTGAAAATGCAGAACAGATTTTTAGAAGCATAGATAGATGCAGAAATGCTAGACAAATTAGCAATATGGTTGGCACAAGATATGTGAAACTCAACATTGAGAGTTTTTGGAATCACGGAACTATTGAATTTAGACACCACAGTGGAACTTTTGACGTTACTAAAATTGTTGCTTGGTTATTTCTTACTGGTGCAATGGTGAAAGCGGCAGATGTTCAAA